ATGCGCTGCTGCTCTTCCGCATAAATGCGCTCTTCCTCCAGCATGCGCTTGACTTCTTCCTCGTAATCGACGCCGACGCTCTTGAGCCCGGTGCTCTTGCTGATTTGCTGGCCCTGCATAAGTTGCAATTTGGCCATTTGCCGGTTGAGGTCGTCGGCGTGCGTAACGCGCTGGAGTTTTACGCCGACGGGTTCCCACGACATAATCCGAGAAATATCTGCAGAGAGGCTGTTTAAAAATCGATTCAAATTATGCGGCAAATGGCTCCAGTTTGCCTCAAATAGCCGGAGCGCGGCTGGCGCTGCCTGAAACGACAGCGTGCCGTTAAATAACTCAACGGGCATACCGATACATTTCAACAGGGTTTCGAGCCCCTGATCAAGAAGGTCGCGCGGGGCCAGTTGCGTCGCGTCGCCACCTAGTGCCTGATACTGCACTGGAAAGGGGAGCACATTCCAGCGCGCAGGGTCGGTGCGCCGGGCGCGCAACATGGCCGCCACGCGCGACGAGAAACTTGATAAGTTTATCGTATGCACGGGGTCAGCAGACTGGTTATCGCCGCCACGCGGCATCGGGGTAATAACGCGAAAAGGCACAACGTAGTCGAGCGCAATAGCCTCGTTATACCTGTGCAAAATCTGCACATACCACGCCTGCCGAAAATTTGTAAGTACGCGCGAAATACCCCAGCCGCGGTTACGCATACCGGCCAGCGCGTCTTCTTTTAGGTGGTAAATAACGCCGCGGTCAAACATTAAATTTTGCTCGTGTTTGACGGCTTGAATAACTTCCCAACTCGCTCGCTCTAAATGATGAAGGTGCCCCGCTTTCAACAGCGCCCGATAGTCTTGCGGAATTTTCCACACATATGAGCACTCGTTGGTATACGGGTCCCACAAAATATCTATTTCGTGCGGGCTCCACCGTTTGACGTTGATATTTTCCGTATCACCGCTGCGTCGGTCGATGTGGCGCCACTCACCCGTATATTTACACTTCGGGCAGGTTGCGTGAAACTGGAAGTCTTGCCATTTAAATGCGCATTGCGCCGAGTTGTACACGCGCTCTAGCGGCATTTCGAGCCCGCACCGCTTGCACGACAAATAACGACGAAACGGCACTAAAATACTTGTAAACGAGTTTCCGTACGACATGTAATCCATGGCTACAGAGTGCAGCACATTTTTTACGCTTAGTGTGTCGTCTAAAAATACTTTAAACTTCTCTTTTTCTTCGCGGCCAGTGGTGTTTTCACCAATGTCGTACACTTCAACGTCGGTAATAAAGTACGACACCACCCGGTCGATGGCCTGCCGATAGGGGCCGTTTGCGTTCATGACGTATTCAGTCCACCGCAAGGCTGTCTGAATGCTCTCAGGCATCGACAGGCTGGCGATGTCGCAAAACGGGTCCGGGAAGCGCTCGTCAGCAGTTACGCCTTTTCCGAGCGAGTTGTAGCCAGCCTGCGAGGATGGAATAAGCGTCATTCGCGCGCTCCGTTATTTCTTGACAGCCGCGCGCGTGACTGATTCAGCCGCGCGTTTTCTAAAATCAGCGTCAAGCACGGCAATCTGCTCAGCGGCTGTTTTCTCAGCGGGCTGCGCTTTTTCGTGCTCCGGCGGCGTGGCGTCTGGCGTAATCGCGGCGTGTTTTTCCATGTTAATTTAATCTCCGCCGGCAACTACGGCGCGCTCTACTGTTAAAATACAGTATTCGCGGGTATCATAAACATACTGAAAACCGGTCGTATGCACAAGAAAAAGCCGGTCGTCGTTGTCTATTTTAACAGCCCACGGCCGTCCGTACGGGTCGTTTGCCGGCGGGAACCAGCGGGCTGCGTGCTGCTCAAAGCGTAAATCGTATACAAGCACAATAAAGCCAGAGTCCGCTTCTTCTATTTCGTCACAGGCGACGATGACGTCGTGGAAAAAAGCATGCACCGTGCCGATGCCTTCTTTTTCAAAATAAACAAGTTTTGTCGGCGGGCCGGCTTTTGCCGCGGTCGCGGACGGCGTAGCGCCGGTTTTCTTTTTAAACCCGAGCGCGGCCATCGGGCTATAACTGCGATCCACTTTCTCTATCGGCGGCGCCTCATCGACCGGGTCTGGGTCGGGGTTTTCAACGGCGGGCGGTGGCGCGTTAGACGTTTGCGCAACAACGGGCACACGGCGAACACTTGCATGAGCCGACTTCGCCATTTCTTCAAACGCCATAGCAGCGCGCTCCCTAATAGATTCGATGTCGTCACCGGGTGCGGCCTCGGCTGCAATCGCCATGGCTGCCCGCACCCGGTCTTCTGTTACCTGATCCAGCGAAAAATCGCGCACACTCGCGCCATTTTGGTCGACAATGTTAATCGTCGTTTTAGAAAGATCGTGAGGATTGTAGTTTACGGGAGTTCCACCCGGCGTTGCGCGGCCGACAACGACGCCCCGGAGGCCCGCCGGGCCGCCGCGCATGTAATCAGACATCGACCGCCCGTTTTCCATTTTTATGTCGGCGGGATCGCGGTACGGGAGCATACAAACCTCTGATATCTAAAAAAAGGGGGCAGCGCTACACAGCGCCACCCCCAAAATTGACCGAACGTAAATTTTCACAGACGGAATACAACGCGTCACGAGGAACGCTGAAGTATAGCCGACCGAGCGGTAGTCCTTCGCCGCACGCAGTAACAACGTGCTCCGGCGACGGGATTACCTCCGCAAAAACTTCTCCTGATAATAAATGCGCCACGACTAAGCCCCGTGTTTCGTCTTGTGGAAACACCGGCAGTACGTGCGGTTCGTCGTCGTGGTTTAACAGCCACGGTAAAACTGCTACGTCGGGTTTAATGAAGTAGCGCATTTATGTATGCTTAATCGGCAAACGGTGACGGCGCCCACCCAACGGGCGGAAGGACGCTACCACTATAACCGACCGGTAAATTTTGTACAGCGTCAACTGTACTTATTTGCGGCACAGAATGCCGCTTGCCGGCGCCGGTGTCCGTTAACACCGGCGTGTAGTCTTCAAACAGCCGACCACGAGCGTCGCAAACAACTTCGGGCCAGATTAGCGCCGCGTACCCGCCAGCGCCGCTCTCGCGTTTCCGCTCACGCCCTGCGGCCAACAGCGCCGCCAGCAGGTCGTTAACCCGCCGTGTTAACGCCAAATTTTTGGCATACACAGCCCGCCCGTGATTCTGATAAGAAAACGGCGCTGCGGCGTCGTACGAAAACACAGGCTTAAACACCAAGGACTCAATTTTCGGGCGAAACCGACTGATCGCGCCGCTGAACCGTAGCGCACCGTCTGTGACTTCTAGCGTTAGGCACACCGGCCGCGACGCCTCGTTCACACAGCGTACCGGGTTGTCGAACGTCTCGCCGCGCCCTGGTATCCAGAGCAACGCGACGACGTCTAACAAGTCGCGCTCTACTGCGGCAAACTTTCTGAGCAACCGCTTGTGCTGCTCACAGACAATTGCCGCTTGCTGTGCGAACTCGACGTTTGTATTTGTAACTGCAACAGTCATTTATTTTGCTCCTAGTCAGCGCGCACGACGTCTCTGCGCGCTATAGTGGATTCGTAATACTTATACGTCTTACCAGCGACCCATTCTGCTGGTGTTACAATTCTTGGAGGTCGCGTATAGAACTGGACGACGACCTGATTCTCGTTTAGTTTTTTTTGGCGCTTAACGGCCGCGCCATCAAACATGACAACACGCATAGTCAGACCTCTGAACTGCCCGCGCGGGAATAAAAAAGCGGGGCAAGTAATATGCCGCGTGTTTAGGCAAAATTTAGGCGTCTGGGTCAGGAAGCGCGTCGTCAAAAATATTATGAATCTCGCTTGTCTGGTCAGAAAAAAATTCGTCATCTTGCGGCGGGGACGTGCGCACCTCGGCAACTTGGATTTGCGGCGGCCCTTCTAGGTGCACAGGGTCGACGCCCAGGTAGCCAGTGTCGTCGGGTTCAATGGTTTCCGGCGCGGCCCACAGTGGCAAGTTCGCGTCTTTTGTCATTAAATATCTGTACGGCGGTTTCGAGATCGGAAGGCGGGCGCCGTGAAAACACGAAACCGATACGTCGCGATCTACAAGTTCGCGCAGCCGAGCAGCGAGTTCTTGCGCTGTGTGAAATGATTCGGTCGCAAATTCACCATCGGCTGTAAGAATGGCGGCGTGGAATTCGGGCAGTTTTTCTTCGCTGGGCGCGGTCATGTTAGTCACGCAAATTTAAAAGGTCTGTACCATCAAACGACGACAACACGTTGCAATTACGTAAAAACTCTGCAGCCGCGTCGGCGTCGTTTACTGGCACTGTCACCACGCGCGGAATCGCGCCTGGGCTGCGGGGCGCTAAAAAACTAACAAATGTGCTGGTTACAACGCCGAAGCACATAACGCTTAACATCTGCCCGCGCCGCGATGTCGGGTCCGGCACATCGAGCGCGTGCGAAAACACGCTACCAAAAAAGCCCGCCTTCGGATCAGAAAATGCGATGCCGCTAAGAAACCCGAAGCACTCGTCGGCCCGACGCTCGTCGATGCAGTACAGGCGCCTATCCCAATTGACTACTTGCGGGTTGTCGCCGACCGCTGCGCAGCCCAACCCAGAAAAAAACGACGGCTTGTCAGAAGCGAGCGCAGTATAAAACGGCCGCATGTGTTTTTCTGCGACCGGAAACCGCGCGTCGAACTCGACGACCGGGTCGCGGTCAAACCTGCCGTGCGTTATCAGCACGGCGGGCGTAAATAGCCGTACAGGATCAGCGCGCCGATTTAAAACGTCAGCAAGCGACACGTGCGCAATTGCGTCTGCGCCAGAAATTGCGTCAACTTGCTGAAACGTATCCGGCCGTTGCATGCGAAGCCATCACTTTTGGGACATAGCAGCGTGCGTGTTGGTCATCAACAAAAGAAGCACAAACGCTGCGTCAACTACATTGTCGATACCGGTAGACTTATATTTTGTCGCGTCAAAAATAGGCCCGAGCGAGTGATTAGCCGCCACAATCATATCTTCTTTGCTCGCCTTTCCGTTACCCGTCGCGTATTTTTTTATTGTCGCAATCGCGTACCCGTTTGACAATAACTTATTTTCTTCCGCCCACGTGGCGACCGTGACTTTCATGCCGCCAAGCACCTCTGACGCCGTCGCCACGCGCGCCAACACCGCAGGAATACCGAATTTTTTGTTCGCGAAAAACTCCCGCGGCGGTGAGTATTTTACGTCTTCGTAACCGATAACGTCTGGCGCCGTCGCGTTTAAAAAGGCTCGCAGTCGAACAAACCGCGCTGCACTGGATTCTAGGCCCTGTGTCGACAGGT